GCCTCTCCTAAGTACTGATACACGCTTCCACCTTGTTCCTTAGCAAGTTCTGCCGCTCGTTCCATCCAACTACTGGCCTCATACACTCCTTTGTGAGCAGCCATTTCGACTGAGGTTGGCGTCCAAGTGCAACGGCAGGAATAATCCCACGGTGGGCGAAACTTCTGGAACACTGGATCATTGATACGATAAATGTTCGTTCCATCCAAACCTCTTTTTTCAAGCGCCAGATGTTCCTTTCGCACTCGTCCATCATGCGTAGCCGAATAGGCAGCATACGGAAACGCATCCACCACCATAGGATGTTGCACCGCCGCGTTTTGAGCGTTGCTCATTGCAGTCATTGTATTGGTACGAAAAATTGTTTCAAGGTGATTTGGGGATAAAGGACTCCCCGCATCCTCCAGTCGTGTTGCAATCTCATCTATAAATTCTTTCTGACTGCGGCCTTCCGCTAGTGCTTTGTTTAGAGTGTCACGGATATCTTTAACCGCACTTTCGGTCAAATCGCCTGTGACCGCAAATGCCCCGTTCCTAACGAGTTGGGCCGTATGCTTGTAATTATCCCCAGCCAACGGTCCTGCGTTGCGTAGGGCCCCCACAGCCGCGTTTAACACGGGGAATACAGCCCGTGGGGCCTCGGCACCGGGAAACAACAAAGATGCCAAGGTGTCGGTGCTGATTGAAGGGTCGTAAGCAAAGGGTCCAGCGAATTTTGGAACGTGGGCAGCGGTTTGAGAAATACCCAATACCGCTCCACCAAACATATTGGAGATCAATTGCTCCTCAAGCAATGGACGCAATCCAAAAATCTCTTGCTCGACGATACCAGCAAGTGCAGTGAGATCGGTATTAAGATCTTTGAGACCACGAATCCGTTTGGCAGTTAGTGCCACTCGTTTGATTGCCGCCTCTCGTCCCTGCTCAAGAAAGTCCCGCAACTTTTGCAGATCGGACTTGTCAGCATCAAATTGCAATGAATCTTCTTCATGTTGAGAAGCAAAATCTTCCTTAGTCAATTTTGGGAACTTATTGAAGTATTCAGTAACTTGTCTTTGAGTCTTATTACCTTTAAGCTGGGAAGCGCAGCGCCCGCCTTCGTGTTTCATACATGCTTGTTTGATTAATCTTGAGGAATCGTCAATAGTAAAATGATGGCCGTGAATCTGAACTATTGCTTGGGTTGATCCGACTGGCCTAAAAATAGATTTGTAGGAATGACCCTTTAGCTTGCCGGTCCTTAGTGCGGATCGGACGTGTTCATGCGTTGGATATTCTTCCTCACTATGTTGCGTCCCAAACAACTCCGCAAACTGGGCATCGTCATCCTCATTCCAATCATCCTGCCAATCATCAGCACTTGCTTCCTCCTCATCTTCCAAATCACTATCCTCCGGCTCATCCTCTTTATCCCAATCCTCGAAGTCACTGTCGTCTGTATCGGGATCATCATTGTCGTCATCCATCCAATCTTCCTGGTCATTGGAATCTGTTACATCCCAATCATTGGTAAATTCAAGCATAGATCCTTGTCTATTCCCCTTTGCCAATGCCCTCATCATCTCGATGCGATAATTGTACTCCTCACTGGATTCGTCTTGTTTTGGTAACTGTCCAGTTTGGACCTCGATCTGAATTCTCACTCTGTTGTCATGGGTTAGTGTCATCCTTTTACTTTCCCCTTTTCCAAAAATCGGGTCCATAAACTATTGTTATGAACCACCATATTTTTTCCAAAAGCAGACATAACTGGTATTGGAGTGTCCCCTTCGTTTGTGTCCCACAAATGAAGCTCGTCAAAGAGACCTTCCTTCACAGCTAATGGTATCACCTGCGAGACGTTTCGGTGATTCTCTTTCAGTACGGCTTCTGGCACATTACGACCAGTTTTTCTCTCACGCTCAATTGATCGAGCAAGGGCCTTACTTATATCGCAGGTTACATAATGTCCAACTACTTTGTGTCCATTGGTTCTCGCTACATCAACCTTTTCTTTAAGGGATTCCAACCCATTATTTCCAGTGCCATCCAACACCACGTGGTTTTTTGCCTTTAAGGACGCCTTAAATATAGCTTTGGTTACAACACCCGATTCCTCATGCACGTAGGCAGCAGCTCTATTATCTTTGTGCTTTAGCAACATTTGATACTCAGGAAACAACGGTTTGTATTCATCATTCGTAACAAGTACATGATCTTTTGGGAGTGTAAATATCCCAGACGTTAAAATTCTGCTCTTTCCCGCTGCCGGGCCCCCTCCCATTAGAATAAATAATGGTTCCTCTTGCGATTGGTGACCTTCGAGTTGCTTCTTGATTATATTGTTATGCAGACGTTTCCGTTCGGGAGTTATAGCACCATCCTGATCCATATATCTTTGTTTTGTAGTTTTTCCTTCACTATCATAGGCAGGATATTTTTGATCCACTTTGTCCAATGCCTTCTTTAGCTTAGGAGAGAGATCACTTAATCCTTGTGACTCCCTAAAAATCGCTTCCTCTACTTTATTTTCAAAAGGTCCCCATTTCTTGACTTTTAATATCTGTTTGAATGCTTCAGACCTTGAGTAGGAGCTAATATCATTGAGATCAATCTTCCCCACTCTGTAATAATGTGAAGCTGATATAAGATTTCCATGATCTAAAACAAGACCCGGGTCGTCACCAATTTGCACCCAAGCGTGACCCATCTTTTTACCAGCATTTGGACCAGAGGGGATGGTAGGATACCCATGAATCAATTTTGCTTCCGCTCCAACCACCTCTTCCATACGTTTTGTCCCCTCACCATACATCAGTTCATTGAAAGCACTCTCGTAGCAATCCCCTAAACGACCACTTACAGTTTTCTCAACAGATGAAATTGTTTTAATAGCAGGTTTGCTAAAAGGCCCTTTTTGATCTTCCTTTTTCAAACTATCAGGCATCTGGGAACCCGGAGCTGGTCGTTTTCCTGGCACAGTAGTCTCAGTACCGCCAGCCCCTTTGCCAACCGCCATTTTCCCTCTCGGGGCAGGTTGCTCAGCCAACTCAGGTCGGGCTTTGATATGTCGGGCGATGCTGCCCGCTCGGAGTTTCGATTTTTCTTCGGGACTGAGTGCATTAACCACCTCCTTGGGAATAAACTCTCCCGGCTCGTAAGGAACTCCATGAATCGTAACACCACCGGGCGGGGCGTGAAGATGATGATATGCGTCCTCACCTGATTTGAAGTCGATGTTTTCAGCGTGTTGAGTTGTTTTGCTATTAACCCAATCTTTAGCTGATTCCAAAGTGATCGCTGAATACTCTTCATTTCCATGAGAAGCAACATGACGTATTCCTCCTAAACCACTCCTGGTTTTTGGCCTAACTGTTTTTTTGATAGTTGCCCCAGATTTATGCTTCCAACCTGTAGCAACGCCGTGGCTTCCTCGTTCATGGATCGTCCAATCATCCTCAACATACTGCAATGCTTCCTTAGCACCTTTGTCAATCTTTGCGAGCTTGGTGTAATAATGAGAATCCTCAGTCAGATGGTCGATGCAAATTTCCAGTGCGATTCGTGGATCGCTGGTGTGTTCCATTTCGACTTTGATTCCAGCGGCCAACTGCTCAGGATCAAACTTGCTGAGGTCATGTTTCTTATCACCTTTGCCACCAGGCAGCATATCGGGACCGCGGGTGTCCTCCGAATGCTGTTCATTGGGATTGCGATACATGGACTCGCTGAGAGAATGATCTGCATTCCTCCCAGTATTATCTTTGTATCCCAACCCTTTGTAGAACTTATGCAACCTTTCCTTGGAACCGCCGAAGGAGGTGTCGGGGCTGAGAGCTACGGTCGCCCCGTGCTTATCAGCATGCTCACCAATCTTCCTCATAACTGTAGTGCCAATGCCCTGCCCCCTGTGTTCTTTGGGCACGACAATTTTATGTAAGACGAGAACATGGCGATTCTTATGTCCGGAGTGTCGAGACAAGTCCAAAGAAACCCCGGGATGCTCGTTGTGGATTCTGTCCACAAATGCTTTGTGAGGATTGTCCTCTCCAAATTGTACGCTGTCTTGGGATGGGGGTTGTTGTGCCGGTGCCTGTTCTTGCGGTTGTTGCGTTTGTCCGCCGATACTTCCACCCGCCATCGCACTCCCTTGAATGTCCCCCGCGAAGCTTTGCACCAGGTTCAGCGGTTCCATTTCAAACTCAACATCGCCTCCCCAATTCAACCAAGCCAATGGACGCAAAACCTGTTGCACGATGCACTGCACGATCTCCACGATCTCGTTGTTACACACACTCAACAAAACAAGAAACGGAATGCTGCGGCCACTGAATCCCGATCCCGTATCCGCTGCTTGCACCACCTCGACCGGAATATCCGCACCCTTGAGAATGTTATCATCACAATCTTCCACCCAACTAAAAATCTCAGTAGCACCGGGAATCGCTTGCGGTGGTTGATAACCCGTCAGCTCCTTTCCATTGCTGTCCAACAACCGGGGTAGTGTCAATGCCCCACCCGACAAACGATTCTCGCCAATCTCTCGCATCAGATCACGCCACGGCATGGATGTGCCATCCGGCAACTGGGCCGTGATGTTCGGCGGATACCAAAAGATGTCCCCGATGTAGGAATCCTTAATCATCCGCAGTTGTAACAATCGCTTGGCACCATGATCCATCCACTTCTCATACCAAGCTGGATATTGGCGCCGTGTAATCGCAGTGCCATAAGACCCACCAAACTCTGCCCCAAATGTCAACCACAACGCCTGTGGGAAGAAAACAGGTTGTCCTTTGACCCGCATCCCACATAGTTTATTTCCTACTTGCAGAGCACGAGCATCTTCGGGAGCAAAATCCTTGAGATCCTTTATGTCAATGAGATTGGTCGCCTTGTCGAGCTTGCAAACACATTGCAGAGCAGCGAATCCCCACTTCTTGGAACTCAGCAATTTGGGACGATGGTAGTTCCACAGCGTATGCCATTGTTTCGCCAACCACACTTTGACCTTGGGCGACTTCGCGGTGATTTTGATCTGTGTCGCCATCAAAGCAGCATTGCGAATGTTCATGCTGAAATTTATGATGGGATCACTGGTTAACATCATCCGTGCTGTCCAAAGTCTCCATAATGGAAGATTCTGGACAAAAAGTTCGCCGTAGTACGAGTAGCGAGTCGAAGCATAGTCCCTTGTGGGATCTTGTGTGAGAATCTGTTCTTTGATCTGTGCCCTTGATCGACGCTTTAGATTGACAGGCGGGGAGACCCCTTGCGAGCCCGTATTGTCGCTCGCAACCTTGATAGATTGGTTTTTGAAACCGTTCTGTTTAGATTTGCTCATTTTCCAACTTCATTCCTTCCAGCCCTTTTAATTTTACAGCCTCGCGGCATTTTACCAACACATCTTCAGCTTGTTGTTTGTCACCTGTTTCCGCCAAGACCAAATTGTGCTGCCCTTCGGGTGTGCTGGGATCCAATAATCTTTGTCGTTCAATCTCATAAGCCATAACGTGCAAAATGTTTGCTTCCCAGGCTTCTAGTTCTTCTATTGGCCAGGTTCTGAAGTCGTTTGGGATGCCGGGGTAGAATCGGGCAAGGACGCAATGTTGCTTAACCTTTTTTTTCGCTCATCGTTTAGAGCAATAACCGCCCGGTTAATACACTCATGGAATTCGATTGCGGAACTCTCAGCCAATGTATCCCCATTGACGTTGAGTTGTTCCCCAAGAAACTTGATTATCACTTTCCATCGCAATTCCTCGGATGGTTGTTTTTCTGCCTCTTCAAGTAATCGGCGTGCTTTATACACGTCGATCTTTGCCTCTGTTGATCCATCGGGAGATTTGAGCGTGAGCCATGCGGGTTGATTCAATTGCAATTCCATTTGTAACTCCTCTTACAATTCTAAAGGGGCGTCGGTAGGAACCGTGCTAGAACTTGCGTCCAACGGTTTCCACGTTCTGAGAAATTCCGTAGGTGCTCCCGATACTTCGTAAACAGCTTCACCTTCCAATCGGAACACCGGACAACCATAAACATCAAATGCTTGATCGGCACTCAAACCGTGACTATCTGATTCCAAGAAATTTACAGCAAACCCGCCTACACTCCTAAGCACTGGAAAGATGGGTTCCCTTTTGAATCGCAAGGCAGAAACGGAAATTGATATAAGCAAGCGGGGTTTGCCATGATATTCAGTCACATGCCGTACATTGGTAGGATAATTGGAAGTGCCCATTCCCGACGCAATCCTGAGTTTGTTGAGGTTGGTGGGATCAGTTGATACTGCACTCAAAGAGGTTTCGGGCAAGTATGTCTCAGCCCGACGATGTACCGATTGAAAACCCTCCCTTTGAGTGGATATGCGACGTTGATAATGGAGCCAACCACCATCAGGAGGAATTGCCGGGCAGCCTAATGAAGGTAAAGACGCAGCGGTGTACGCAAATGCATCTTGACTGATGTTGCCAATTACTCCCGCGAGTTTGTCATTACCAAGATCTAGAATGGACGTATCGAGATTTGGGGAAACATCTATCTCTTGAACATTCAAAACACCACGATTCTTCCACATGGGGATCATCGAAGCGGCCCAAGGGCCATACCCCTGATTTGATCCTATTACATTAGTTAGTGTTGTGCTAACCGGAGTAAATGGTTCTGCTGCTAAAAGAATACCATTGAGATTCGACCAATACGGTTCGGTAGTGTTATTTGGATTTGCCTGTGTGCTTTCTTGTTTGCCATCAACCGTAACTGCATTAGTCACCATCCAAACAGCAGCACACTGAATGGTTCTTTGGTTGTCAAAATAACTCGTCCCTAAGCGGAAGTGCATTGGGATCACTGTAGTGCGAGGTTTGTTTTGAGC